ATCGAGCACCATATCGCACTCGAAATCGACAACATCCTCATCGAGCCATTCCTCAATGTCTGACATTACTATCTTTGCCATTTCAGTGTCTTCAATATCAGACTCCTCAATCCAACGATTGAGCAATGCCCTATGCTCGTTTTTAAATTGCTGATGGGGTGTCAGTTTCGGCATTGTCCAACGCCTCCAATATTCGAGTCAGTCCTGCAATCTCACCTGATAGACGGGCAAGCTTCTGCGGATTGTCCACATGAGTATAGTCCTGAAAATCCACCAGGCACATATCCCTCTGTTCTTTAATAAAGTCCTTAATCACCACCCACTCGGTCTGTTCTCCGAGTCCGGCTACTGCATCTCCTAATGTCATTTTTTCCTTCTTACAGGTTTTACTCTTCGTCCCATTCCTACCTTCGATTTCTCAGCCTTCTTTCGTTTCAGTTGGCTTTTACTCATCTCCGATTTTGTCTTGGGTGTTTTACTCGAGACTCTTTTGGTTGGCCGGCAATATTCATTCGACTTGCCCTGTCCGCATGGTTTACCGGTTCGTGTATCTTGCCACTTCTCAGCACCCCATCGTTTCAACGATGTACCCTTAGCTGTCTTACGAACCTGTCCCTTGGACTTTCGGCACTTGGCGATCTGTTGCGATGCTCGAGCGGATGGAAATACCTTCACCCGAGCCTTTACCTTTTTATAACAAGCGTCCTTTGGCATCTTACCACTTTTTGCAGGACCAGTATCCTGCTGTTAATTTTGATTTCTTCTGATCGCACTTATGCCTAGCTCGAAAGGATTTACGGGCATCAGGATTAGATTTACGGATCTTCATATTTGCATCCCCAAACCTAATTGTCTTTGTCTTGCCATTCTCCGATGCAAGTACGACAAATTTTTTCTTCCCATATGAAGGTTCACCCTTTCGGATGCGTCTAGGAGAATTGACCTTAGTCGGTTTACTCACTTTTTCTTTTTCTTCTTGAGCAATTTCTTAACTGTCGGACTCATCTTTTTCCGACCCATTGCTTTTGCTTTATTGGAAGGCCGTCCAACCTTCGATCCGTAAGTTCCTTTTCCGTATGGCATGATATTATTCCTTTCGATTAAGCGGCCATCGATGTACCTGGTACATTGCCAGGACTTGTCCCTAGCTGGCCAATTAAAGCGTTTCTTTGTTGGGCTTGCTGTTGCTCGAGTTGTCCTGCGTAAATCTGAAGTCGTTTCGCAAAGTTTTCATCTTCCTGCATTCGCCTTTGGATATCTTCGGCGGGAATCTCTTCTGTGCCGGTAAGATATTGCTGGAGGACTTGCATCCGCAGTTGCGAGTTTGCTCCTTGTGGGGCATTGACAACTTGCCCTGAATAGATTTTGGCGAGATCGGCGGATGTTTCTTTGATTTCTTTATCAGTTGCCTCCTGTGCTGGCATGATTAATTGCGATGCGAGATTAGGATCAATAGCTTCCAGTACCTTTCTCAGATAAACATCGTAGCGAGCAGTTCCCTGCCTGTCGTACTGAGCCATCAGCTTACCAACTGTATCGAGCTTTTCGATCACCTTGGATTCGTCCTGGTTCATCGAGTTCCAGCTAATGTTAAAATCATACAACTCAGCAGTTTCATCTAAAATTAACTGTGCTCCCTGCTCGTTATTCGTTACCCGAAACCAAATCATAGGTCCGCTGTAAGTTCGATCTAAGCACCATACACGCTTCAAAACTTCTTTCCATCCACTGAGCCAGCAGTTAACCAAATGCTGTTTTATTACATTGGCTTCCACCGCATCATCAGGGCCAGTCGCCCGTCCTGTGATACGATTACACAACTGGCGGATTTGCATCTCCACTTCCATGCTTGCCTGCGAATAACGGGGGATCTCCATGAACCCGACCTCTCCCCTACGGCGTACAGGAATCTGTGCTCCTGGTCCTAAACGCTCAGGCCTACGGCCGATCTGATATTCCACCGGTGGCATGGTGCTCATCGATGCTCGGTCTCGGCGACTATCGACTTCTGTCTTTACCGCCAACTCATAACTCTTAAGCAGTTCAGGGTATCCGCGAGAGTCCAATAAACGATGGTTTAAATGCTCTCTCGTGATACATACGAACGGATAACGACCTTCATCATACCCAACCGGCTCATGGAATCCTGCTTCATCCATTTCATCCGTCCAGCAGGTCTTGGTGACTACAGGAACATCATCCTCATCCAACTCCTTGCGATAGGTAGTAACTACCCGAATAAGACCCTCATAGTGCTGACTGCCATAGCTTGTGCCATAATCATAATGCATGGCCGAGTCGCTGTATCTCTCCTCGTAAAAATCTTTCGCCTTCTCAATCGCTTCATCAATCCACGCTTCATCCCATCCCTCGTTTACCTTCTGCTTCAACGCTTCAGGCGAATAATAATGAATGCAGTGAATGCTTCTGGCGGATTCCAAATCGATCACATTACTGTCCACGATCAGTTCCCTGCCTAACTCGTATGCCTTAACCGCAGGACGATTTACGACCACTTTTTCGGTCGGAATTTCGGTCTCACCTGTATTCCGTAACTCATTAAGCATCTTCTTGACCCTACGCTTTTTGAGCTTCGGAAAGAGGGGATAAAACATCTCCTCGACTCCCTCCTTCATCTCAGGATCTTCTATCGCCATTGCCAATTCAGGCGACTGCTGGGCAATCTGCTCGAGGCTGATCGGTTCAAACTTTCTCGCCTTCTCCTGCTTCCAGTAAGTACCGAAAAAGGTTACCCCGTTCTGTAATAAATAATTCGCTCCAATCGATGACTCCCTCATCAGTTCATCCATCGTACCCATACGCCATCGGAGAAACTCAGTAACCAGCTTGGCCGATGCCACATCCCCACTCTCCACAGGTGCCGCCACCAGGTTAGCCTTGGTCAACGCCTGTGTCAGGGTGGCAACATCGCCATCGATCAATGGATTAATAACGCTTGGATCAAGATCGCTGGCTCCATCAAATGGAAAGGCTTCAGGTCCACTCTTCTTTCCGTCACCCGTCTTGCCTGCCCACTCGTTGAAACGAACCTCCCGAGCATCCTCGGCCTTGTCCATCCATGTCGATAAATTCGCTTTTGCCCGCTCGAACTCGAACTTGAGTTCATCCACATCCGGCTTCTCTTCAAAAATCTGTACTTCGTTCTCCATAATTTCTCCTTTAAGATTCTACCATTTTATTTCGTAAATTTTTCAGGGCATTTTGTTCAATCCGATGAAGAGTTACTATCGATACACCGATAAAATCCGCTATCTCCTCCTGTGTGAAACTACCAGGCTCCCGCTCCTCCTCCATCGCATCCAATGCCTCGTCCACAACCATCTCCCGAAGCATCAGATCGATCCTCCGTTGCATCTGTGCATCCGTCTCATGCTTTGCGATACAGATCATCCTCCCCCTCAACTTTTCTCACCAGTACCATGCTCTTGGGCGGATGGTTATCGTTTGGCCTCTTTATACACCTCCCGATCCCCTCCTTATGCTCAAAGTAAATAAGCATCATCCGAACATTCGGGACCATCTTCAATACCCTCGCCTCCTCTATCTCCACAGTCTTCTTTACCTCCTCGAGCGGGACCACCGGCTTGCTCTCCTGCTTATATATCCGCTGGACAGTCGATCTCGCACATCCCGCCAAATCCGCCACCTTCGGCCAACTCATGCCCGAGTTCCTAGCCATCACGATCTGTTGCCTGACTGCCTTTGATATCTGTACATTTTTCTTACCCATCAATACGATCCTCCTCCTGTTGCCACCATTTCCTCCTCATCGAAGTATTCAAAATTGCCCACTGCGAAGTACCTGGCACAGTCTACGAAGTCTTTTTCAACCGCCTTTAATGAACCCCCAGGTTGGCATGCCTGCATACAACTAATCAGATTCTGACACTCATCCGAAAACATCAGCCGGGGCTTATTATCCAAATCCATCTCCCTGTTCCGATCCCATGCCAGCAGATTATTGATTGCCTGCAAACCCGTCTCGATATCCAACGCCTCCGCCGGCTCAACAATGATATCTTCATCCGATAAATCGTCTATGATGTTGGAAGATCCCTCCGACTTCTGATAACTCGCCGCCCCCAACCTCGGGTCGATTATCCGAGTTACCATATTATCCCCGCAAATCGATTCCATCCGCCTAATCTCATCCGCATAATCCTTTAATCCATACCCATTCGGCTGTGCCGCCTCGCCCGCACTCAGCTTGTCCTTGGTCAGGTCAATCCATCCACCCCAGGTGTCAAAATCAGGAAACTCCTTAACCGCCCAGGCGACCCCGTGCGGATCGACTGCAAATAATACCATCGTCCAAGGCTTCGCTCCCGCAGGGTCAATCGATAATACCCAATTCGCATCCGTAAAATCAGGGAGTTTTTCCGATTGGCAGAAGTTCTTGTCCGAAAGCGAAGGGAAAATTGCCCGTGACTGACGAACAGGGACTCCATACGCACGGCAAAGGATCGTTTCCCTCTTCTCTCCCTCCAATTGATTCTTCATCGCCGCCCATCCGCCAAAGGGGTTGGCCGCTGTATGAAAATACACCACAGAACTGGCTTTGCGGATGGGTTGTTGAACGAGGGGAACCTCTTCACCATCCAAAAGATCCGCTTTTGCCGATTCCACTGTCTTCGCTCCCGTAAGCATACTCTTTACCACCGAGTTCCAGCCATCCACGGCGGTGAAGCTGATGATGCCCTTACTATTCCGAGTTACAGTTCTGAATCGAAGAGTCTCCACCCAGGGCATCGGTACAAGCTCATCTGCCCAATAGCCGATATTATGGGTTCCGTTGACCGGTTCCTGCGGACAGCCGATTTCTCCACCCTCAATCGTGCTAATATCCTGCGACCAATTACGAAAAATACACTCAGAGCGATTAGGCAAAGTGAACTTGCCGGCAGTAAACCCATTTCTGAGGGAATACATGACATATCCAACCTTACCTCTACCTAACGATTTTAACTCCTTGGGCAGGTACTTAAATATTAGCTTCTGCTGGAACTGTATACTGTTGGCCGATGTCTCCGTAAGACACCATATGATCGTTCCTGGATTCTCTACGAGGCATTGGACTACCCGCTTCGCACAAAGCTCGGACTTCCCCGCACGATTGCCTCCCATAAGGAGAATCTCTTGGTGCGATTTTAACTCTCTATCCGCTAACTTCCATGTTTCCAGTTCAAAGCCATGCCGATATGGGTCATCCTTCTCGAGCTTGATCGCTTCTTCTCGCTTCTCCCAATACGCCAAAATCGATTCAGGGGTCATCCGCAGGAGTTCCGATTTTGTCAAAGGCGGGAGAGCGGGGTGCGGTGTCCATTCAAGTGGCATATGTCCATGTTAGCAGATGAAGCGGGTGAGCGGACATCGGGTGGGCAATTTGTCAGAATTTTTTTATGGGACATAATCGGTCGCGGTGGCCGGCAGACCGCTCAACCTGACCCCCTCCCCCCCTGTCTGTTTGTCAGGATCATAATATTTTTTATAGTGCGAAATGTGGTGTTTTTTGCGTAAGTCGCTGATATATATATGTATACAGATAAAATGGGTCTTTTTCAGTATTGCGTAAAATAGTGATTATGTCTAATTAGGCTTGCCTGATCCCTAGTTTGAAATACTTTCTGAAATGCTTGCACC